GCATCCACAGTTCCCGCATACTTATGTTTCCTGTGGAACAATTTTTCCTCTGATGATTTCCACTCTACAACATTCTGACCAACCCAATCCTTGAAAGCATGGATAGCATTAACCGCCTCATCCTGTTGAGGCATCTGGGGTATCTCCCCCTCACCAAGTTTCCAGTTGACCGCACCCTCTACCCATTCATGGGTGATGGCTCCAATGTTTAAGGCATCCTTAGAGGTTCCCCTGTAAGCACTCTTCATCCCCTTTAACAAGGGTTCAAGTGCCATCCTTGACTTGTATACCTTAGTGTTTTTAGAACTGGCATCCGCATCGTGGAAGAGGTTTTTCTCAAGCCAGTTTGCACCGACTTTTAAACCCCAAGGAACTAAGGCGGGTTTTGAAATAACATCAAGCACTCTAGTAGCACTAGGAATTATCTCATCCCCCACCTTATAAGAGTGGAGTTTACTGTCGAATAACATCTCGACAGTATCCCCGTCATGGTACTCTATCTTCAAAACGGAACTTCAGTGGAAGTCTGTGAAGTTTTCCTGCCCGAACTGCCTGAGTTGTAAGGCTCCTGCACCGTACCAGAAAATCGAAGTCTGCCTGAGTCTTTAGCCCAAACAGATACATCCTTCTTCTTACCGCCGATTATGGCGTACCCAGTTAAATCGGGGCGTTTTTCATTCCCCTCTTTATCGTTTACGAACAGGGCAATATCACCCTCTTTTACTTCATAGTCACTCATATAGTTTCTCCTATAAAATTTTAGTTTCTAAGCGCCTGTTAGCCTGTTCGGTTCGCCAAACTTCAATATGAAGTTCAGCCACCTTCAGTTCCCAACGTAGACGCTCCTCTCTTTCGATAGCAACCGCGATACCGTCTATTGACTTAGTAACTTCCGGCTGTATCGAAACCCAATTATCCCTGTCTGCTACAGTTTTGCCTACAGCCTTACTGTATAACAAGGCTCTCTGAGTCTTTTTAAACTCCTGTAATTGATACGTTTCGGCCTTAGCCTGGGCATAACCAGGGGCCACACATTCTATTTGTTTGAGGTATCCCTCTACTTCACTGTTCATAACTCTATTATACCATCATCAAATGCTTTGTCAAGCGTTTTTAAAATAAAGAATGCTTGCCAGTTCATTAATTCTACATCACCAGAATGAATCTTACTATGACAAGTAAAGCACAGTGGCATCGTAAGCCAGTCATCCGCTTTGTACCCCATCCCACCCGAAAGGGGCGAGTACCTACCTTTAAGATGGTGCGCCATAACAGTATCGTCATTAGTCTTGCACTCGCTACAAGGAAGGGTAGATACCCACTTAAGGTACGCCTCGCTTTTAATCCGCAACGTTACTCTTCCCCATAGCAGGTAGTTCATCTATAAGTATTTTAGCATATTCTATTATCTTGCATAGATCAGAGTAGGGTTCGCCTTTCTTGTCCCACCGACTGGCATACTTCACAATGTTACCAGAGCAGAAGTCTAGTTTATTCTCCATGATATACTCAATAGGCTGTATCTTCATCCTGTAGTGTGCGGGTTTCATGTTACCACCCATCTACTTCAGTACCGTCTGGATAAAATGTTTTCCACGGTTCTGATATCTTTCTCATATATAAAGTATCTTCATCACCCCCAGTCCAATACTCCCCATCGCTCATGTAATCTCCGTCATCAAATGGACATAAGTTTTTACTTACATAGTATGCGTCATGCCATTCCTTTGGAGGAGTTCCTGTCCTATCAGACTTCCAATATTTTTGGAGGATTCTATCTGACTTAGTAGGTTTTAACCATGACATTAATCTGTTCTGATAGAATTTATGCCCCATCATTACTTCTGCCCGGTATTCAGTTCCCTCTGAGTTCTCGACAAACTCTGCATCATAGTGGGTTGCAGGTACACTTAACTGAGTAAGGCAACTATGAGTTCTTACATCATCAGGATTAAGAGAGTGTGCTGTCATCCTCATCAATGTAAACTCTTCGCAGTTTAGATATTCCCAGTATGGTTGCTGCTCCATAGGTGCTGGCACACAGATATGATCCCCCTCTATTTCGTAAGTATGATGAAAGGTATCATGATAAACTTTTTTACTGTTAAACTTATGTTTCCACCACCGCTCCTTCTCAGCGGGGGTGCAGAAATCCTCCCAGTCACCACTGTTAAACACCAATTTCTTTTCTTCTTCCTCTTCGTAAAAGAGGGTACATAATAGGAAGTCGGGCATTATATAAGTCATATCTCACATACTCCTGCTGTGCAAGCCACCTCTTGACTCGCGGTTGTGTTATCTACCGCCTCCTCAAAACTCCAGTTGATATACTCTGGCATTAGTTTCTCTCTTGCCTTGTACTCTTCCTCAGTTATGTCCTCGTATGGGGCTTGCTCGTACACATGGCCCTCATCCGCAGACGGAAGGAATGATATACCGTTTACCACATCCCAGTTCTCCCATATCCAAGCCCCTACTTGGGGCCACCGATCCTCTGGTATGTAGCAGGTCATTGAGGGTTTGTGTTCACACCAGTGTAGCGACAGCATCTTCCACATCTCCAACTGACCGAACGGCGTGATGTCGTGTCGAGTTGTAGACGTTGCGGGAGATGCCATAGGGAACTCAAAGACATAGGTTTCCTTATTAAACTTGTCAACCTCATAAGGTACACCCGCATCTATCATTACTTGGGCAAGCGGGTCTTTAATATCATTACGCACCCTCCTTACATAATAGCGGGAGTGCCTGGGATGACAGCCACTCGCACTGTTGACTAATTGACTGACCGTACCACTAGGTTTGACACAGGTAATAGCAGTCGAGGGATTGATGCCCAGTTTCTCAGCCCATTTCTTGTTCACTGCTATAGCATGATTCTTTAGGCGCACAACGTCCCCGTGAAATCGTGTCTTAAAGAACTTGCTGTCCCATATACCAGTTAATGACACCCCTAGCAATCTCTCCTCGTCACAGTTATTCTTCCACAACTTGCGTAGGAATCTGAAGTCAGTGAGTGCAGACTGTAGAGTACCTAAGATTGTAGCGGCCTCCACCTTAGCCTTCAATGTTTCAAAGTTATCATCAGGTCTGACCACAACTTCTGTAAGGTTACAGAATTGTGCTGATCGCAGCACTATCTCACTGCAAGGATTTGTGCCGAACTCATGTTCAGTATCCCTACGCTCTGGGGCCATGTCCTTACAGGCTTGCCTGTTAAAGATGCCCCTCTCCCCTGATCGTGACTCATATATTGCGTTCCACTCGCGCATGAATGCACCAACGTCAGGCTTTTCAGTATAGCAGATGGAGTTGTTAGCCAGGGATCGTTGAGGGTTCTCGACAAACCAGTTGCCCATCTTAGCGTGACGCATACGTTCATCGCTGTGGTTGGACAGATTTATCATCGCCGTCCTGCGTACCCCACCGACCACAACGCACTCCCCGATATAGCACATGACATCGTGCAACTCGATGGAGTTTAACTTCCTACCCGCCGCACCCCTGAACACATTAGTTATGTTTATCAAGGACTTGTGGAATGGTTCTGGCCCACTGGCCCGACCCCCAAAGGTCTTCAGTGGCGCACCCGCAGGGCGTACCTTAGACATATCTACCTTGGGAATTTTCCCACTATAGAGCAGACGAACGTACTCATCGAGGGCTGTTGCCCACCCTAACTTGGAGTCACGCACGGCGATCACAGTGTCGGTGTCGTGGAATTCTTCCGCTACCTCTGGCAGTTTGTGTATGTGCTGACGTTCGACACTAAACCCTAGTCCAGTACCGTTCATCTGAATATACAGGGACTCACCAAACACTCTGATGTGGTCTATCGCTACATACGCGCAGTTATAGCCACAAATATTATCACGATCAAGCGCGGGGCCAGCAGTCATCAAGGCTCTCATGCTAGGCATGACTTCTTTATCCTTGATTAACCACCGTATACCAGACAGTTCAACGCCGAACTTATTACCCATGTAATCACAGTATCTATCTACTGTCTCATCCCATGTCTCTCTGCGTTTCTTATCTGGTAGATACCTAGCGTACCTAGAGATAGCAATGTAGTCCTCGTAGATGCTCATGAGTTGCGGTATCGAAAAGAACCTACGACTCCTTTGTCCCAATCCCAGTGATCTCCAACCTTAGTCATGGCAGCAATCTCTTTAACACGGTCTATTTCCCACCTCTTATCAACAGCCGATTGCCATGTGGCATACAGCACGTTACCTTCAGAGTCTATAAACTCATTGGTAAACTCAATAGCGCTGGACTGAAATGCTTTCTCAGCCTCTGACAATCTA